CGATGCGCGTGGCGGTTTCCTTGAGGATCGCCTCGAGGTGGTCCTGCAGGATCTGCCGGCAGCGTTCCTCGTCCGCCACCGCCGCGACCAGCGGCGCCAGCTGGTCCGGCAAATTTTCCAGCGCGGCGCGCAGCGCGGTGCCGACCTCGACGCCGGCGGCGCGCACCGTGTCCAACTGCACCAGCGTGCCGCGAATCTTGTCGCGCTCCATCTCGGCCAGCTCGGCATCGGCCAGCATCTTGCGCGTGCGGTAGTCCGAGAATTTGCTGCGCTCCGCGCGGGGTTTCTTCTCCGGTGGCACCGGTACCGAAGCCGCCGGCGCCGGCGGCCCGACCGCCGCGGCCGCGCCGGCCTTTTGCTTTTTTTCCTTCGCGTGCCGCGCGCGCACGTCGTCGCGGTTTTCGTCGCGCGTTTCCTCGATGCGCGCGATGGATTCCGCTACCTTCACGCGCTTGCCGTCGTCGGTCAGCACCAGGCGGCCGTCGTGCCGCAGCTTCGTGATGTAACTCGGGCGCACGCCCAGCCGCCGCGCGAAGGCGCTGAAGCTTTCTGTGATAGGCAGTGGCTCAGTCATTAAGGATTGGGAAGTTTAGATTTTTCTATTGTTAACCGTTGGCAAATATTCTCTAATTCATGAATTATTTTTTCGAGACGTTCCTTCACGTCTTCTGCCGTGCCACCATATTCATTTATTATTTTGTGACAAAACGAAATTGTATTTGCCGTCATTGATTCATAACTGAAAAGAATCCATAAATCAGGATTATCGGCAATAGGACATTCGAACCCAGATTCCGTAAACTCCGGTCTACCGTTGGATTCGATTAAATGCAGAAAATCTTCCGAGACATCGGAATATATTTGTTCCGCCAGCTTTGCTTTTTCTTCCATACTCAAAAGTAAAAACATGTTCTTCTCCTTTAATTTAAATAACGATCTACTGTCAGTTCCTCAGATGATCAGCCTTTTTCCCATAGTTTCTTATTGGCCTGAGCAGGCCGATATAAAAAGACTCAGCGAAGTTCAATATATTTTTTGGAACCAAGACAAAAGATATTTTGTCGCCATTCCGAATGGCGTGATGACCAAGACGGCATCTCGCTCCTAAATTAATGCTTTGCCCAACATAAACCACCGCGCCGTTCTCCCACACAAAATAAATTCCTGAATCCGGTGGTATGCCATCTCCTGTCTCTGTTGCTGGAACAATAAATAAAGAAACTTTCGGATATTTAAATTCAAAACTGACAGCGTTATCCTGAAGCGTTCTAAGGTGATTTTTTAAATGTTTATTTTTTTCTTCTAATTTTTTCTTCTGTTTATAAGCACAGCGAATAACGCTCTCTGCTCTATTTTTTGCTTTTAACTCTTTGTCTACGAGTTTTTTTAACAGAGCATCAGGAAGGTGCACTCTAATTTTTTCGCAAAATATTTCCCTCCATAAAGCTCGCATGTTTTCGTCTGCCATCTTTTCGGCAACCAATTCATGCCTTAAATAACCACCCGATATGCGGCCCGACTGCTTTAAAAATTTTGTAATAGCTGTATATAACATCATGTCGAAAGCCTGTGTTAAACGTCTCTCAAGAGAACATCTGCGCTTAGCGTACAATTTACGCTGCGGTTCATTTTGTTCCCCTGTGGTTTTTCCTGGCTCAATCATCGATTCTAAAAATCTCTTTAAACCCTTCGTCCGACGATTCACACATTTCGATATTTCCATCATCCAACACGACAAAAGGTAGGATGAATCTATCGCCCCTGTATTCCATCAGACCGAAACAAACGACGGGCCTTAACCAGACCTGGTTCTCGATTTCAAACTTCACGACCCATTTTTCACCGGGAATGATCTGAACCAATTCCGCCGTACCCTCGGTGGCATCGAACTTGTACATCAGCCACGACTTGAGATCGTCAGGGATTGGATATCCGCCAGAAAGCCATGCCCGCACCCTGGCGGACATTTCGCGATTATGAGACTCGGTCAGCATTGCGCAGCTGGCTGCGATGTCGCCTTTTTTTAATCCTGAACAAAACTGATCCCACGAACTGATTTTTTCATTCATTGGTGTATCTCCACGGCGTAAGATTGGCGGGATGCCGCGCGTCACATCCTCGGTGATGATTTTGAGCACCATGCCCTCCGCGTCAAACTTCACTTTTGAACCCGGCCCACCACGCACGACATCTTTGAGTACGACGCTCACCACTTCCTTGCCACCCAAGCCGGCAATACGACCGGTGCGTACAGCCGGTGCACAGGCGGATTTCATTTCGATGAAATGTCTTTTTTCAGCGTCCTTGACCGGCACGGCGCCGGGCGCGCACAGCGCGCGCAGGTAGCCGGCGGTGGCGAGAAATTCGTCGTAGACTTCCTTGGTCGGATCATCCTCGATCCAGGTTTCGATACCGCATATCTTGTGTGATTCGAACAAGAGTTTTGCTTCCTCTTCCAACAACTCAGCAGCACGAACGCCGATGATGCCCAACTGGCGCAAGCGCTCGGCGGTGCCGACCGGGTGTATTTCAAAATCGGCCGCCCGCCCCGCAGCCCCTTGAGTTGTATTCGCGCCAGAATTTTTATCCACGTTCCCCTCCTTCCGCACCGTCCCCGGCTCCGTCAAAGCTATTCACCAGGTCGCGGGCTGAATCGCGCGCGGCCTGGAAGCGGTTGAGAATCTCGGGATCGCAGACGCTGGCGACGTATTCGTCGAGGGCGGCTTGGGCCTGGTGCATCAGCTTGTCGGCGATGCCGCGCGCGGCGGCGTTGTAGTGGGTTTTATCGAGACTGTGTTGCAGTTCCTCCGCCGGCACGTCCATGGTCCGCGCCGCGGCGCGGACCTCCGGTGCGGACGGCCTGATCTTGCCGCCGCGACGCTCTGGCTCCGGTTGATGAACCACCGGCTCGACGCGGCCACGCGATTTGGTTGCCGCCGACGGATCGACGCCGGCGGCCTTGAGATAGGCGCGGCCTTTGGCCGTGATGGTGTATCGCAGGCTTTCGTCGGCCACCAACTGCTCGTCTTTTTTGCAGTTGTAGAGCAAGCTGGCGAGGGTGCGGTCCTCCTCGTCCTCGAATTCCTTGTGCGCGTGGATCGCGTCGCGTTTGATCTCGGGGTTGTCGAGCACAAGCCGAAGCAACTTGATGCGAATATCACTGGCCATGAGTTTCCTCCTGTTCGTCGAATCGGTGTTTGACGGTGGCTGGGAACAGTTCCGGCGCCGGCCAGCCGTTGCGCCGACACAGGCGCGCGAGCTCGCCATAGCTGTGGTGCGCGCCGCCCGGCCAGGCCCACAAAATGGGCTTGCTGTTCGGCACCGCCGGCAGGTCCAGAAAACGGCCGGGGGCGATACGCAGCCGCAGGCGCATCTGCTGTTCGGTGTTTGTTACGTTCATACTGTTAAGCTTGTTAAGCCCTTTCGTCGTTGCACTTAGTTGCCCTTAACTAAAAAAATCCTTTAAAATCATGATTTGTTAAGCTTGTTAAGGCTGTTAATACTGGTTTCTGCCCTTAGCAAATCGCACCTTAATAAAGGTTCAGCTTTGCCTTATCTCGCGCGCGGTGGAGCATCGGCCCCCTATTAACATCCTTAACAAGTCTTATAGCGTCATGTTTTGTTTGCCTTTTTTATGTTAAGGGCCTCTTTTTACAGCCCTTAACAGGTATTAACATCCTTAACTAGATATCTGGTTCTGCTTGCCGTTGCGCCATTCCTCCATCGCGTCGTAAAACTGGCGCACGGTATCGCTGACCCAGTCCATGGCCGATTGACCGACCGGCGGATCGTGGCCCTCGGGGAACACCACCGTGCGCTGGATGTTCTTGCTACTCTCGAATCGATGCCAGGTGACGGCCCGGCGCACGCCCGGCTTCTTGCCGAGGGCGGCGAGCAGGACGTAAGCCGGGGCGGCCCGGGGCACACCCTCCTCCTGGGCCCACAGTCGATAGGCTGGGTACAGGTGCTGGGAACGACACGGCACGAACGGCACCGGGATCTGCCCCTCCTTCCATGCCTGGAAGAAGCGCTCGGTGCTGTCGAGCGAGAGATTGATCAGGTCCTGCTTGGCGCCGGTCATGGGCGGCTTGGTGTGCGGGCCGAAGTCGCCGAGATCCAGCTCGAGCAGGTAATGGTGCAGCGCGGCCACGCCGCCGTTGGCGATCTCGGCGGCGACGTCGCGGTAAAATTCGGGGGACAGGTGCGCCGGGGTCCACAGCACGCAGTAGCGGCGGTCCTCGCGGTCGAGCTTGGCGATGTCGATGCGGTTGCTGAAAAAAACAAAATTGCAGTGGTTGGCCTCGATGCGAGGGGGCAGGTACATCTCGCGCACCTGCCATTCCGTTTCGGTGATCATATTCTTGAGGCGGCCTTGCTGGTGATACAGCTCAACGCGCGTGACGACTTCGTTGCCAATCATGAACAGCTTGCCGGAGGCCCAACCGTTGAACTGCGATTCGAGTTCGGTCTGGCCGAAGATGCCGCCGTAGTGGTCGTAGATGGCGCGCACCGCGCCGAAAATCAGATTCTTGCCGAAGCCCTCGGGGCCGTGCACCAGGAGCGCGGTTTGCATTTTGGCGCCCGGGTGCTGGATCGGATAGGCCAGCCACTTGAGCAGCCATTGGTACACCTCGCGCGCGTTTTCCTCGTTGCTGCAGAGGTACTCGAACAGCTCGAGGATCTGCTCGCAGGCGCCGGCGCGCGGCGCGGTGGGCCAGCCGCCCCAGAGATTGCAGGTGGTGGCGGGATCGGCGGTGCCGGTGGGGTCGAACACGACCTGGTCCGGCATGACGGTGCGGCGCGTGGGGTGCTCGAGCCATAAGCGCACCACTGACTTGCCGGCCGCGGCGCGCAGCGCCGAGAGGCCGATGATGCGCCGGCGCTGGCCGTCGAAGGCGGTCTCGCTGGTGTAGATCAGGCTGAAGTCGCGCAGCAGCGCGTCGGCCGGCAGGTCGAAATTGTCGACGGCCCCCTGCCCCGCTTGATCGCGTTTCGCGCCGGTGGAAACTTTGTCCCATTTCAGCGCGAGCAAGCGCAACTCAATCTGCATGCGCACCACGTGGAGGCCCTGGCCGACGTGCAGGTCGTTGAAGTCGGTGAGTTTGCGGCGGCCGTTGGTGAGCTCGGCCGCCTGCTGCTTCCAGTCCGCCGCCGCGGGGTCGATCGCCGCCACCGAAGCGCGCAGGGGATCGTCGACGAACGCCGGCGTGCACACGGCACCATGCACCGCGAGCGCCGCGGCGCCGGCGGCGATGGTGCCGGCGTTGTTGGGTCTGCCGGCACCATCAGCGGTGGCGAAATCATCATCGGCGCATACCAGGATGCGCGCGCTGCGGTAGCGTCGATGCAATGCAATCGCCGCCGCCAGCAGGTTGCCGGCGTCGAAGGCGACCGCGACCGGCAGCGTGGTGGCCTCGTGCAGCGAGGCGCCGGTGGCGTAGCCCTCGACCAGCAGCAGCACCGATGTGGGCGAGCCGATCAGGAAAAAATGGCCCTGCTTGGCCAGGCCGGTGGGCCAGTAGTCCTTGTCGCGGCCCTTGCGTTCCTTGATTTTCGGGTCGGCGTAGATGACCTGCAGGCCGTAGACGGCGGCGTGCACGTCATGGATCGGGATGACCAGGTTGCCGGTGGTGGGCGAGAAACGCGTGCCGAAGGCCTTGACGCCCTTGCGCACGAGGTAGTCATTGGTGTCGGACAGCGCGTCGGGCGCGGCCGGATCGGGGGACCAGGTCGGCATGCACTTGGCCCACATGGCGCGCGCCCGCTCGGCCGCGCGCTGTATCTCCCGCTGACGGCGCGCCTCGGCCTGGCGGCGGTCCTGCGCCACGCGCTCGCGGATCGCGGCGCGCTCGTCCGTCGACAGGGCCTTGCCCTTGAGCGAGATTTTCTGCACCAGCGGCCGCCCGGTCTGCGGATCGGCCAGGCGCCAGTCACCGAAGGCACCGACCAGCAGCGTGCGGCCATCGTTGGTGCGGATCTCGTGCAGGGTGTACCAGCCGGTTTTCTGCCGGCCACGATCGTCCGCGGTGCGGCAGCGCACGATATGCCCCACCTCGATCGCCTCGACCTCCAGCCCGCCAGTGCTAAGTTGCCGGAGGACGTCGTCGTAATTGTCCGCTGAGTTCAATTTGCCTTATTCCCTGCCCTATTTTTCACTATGTTTTAAGCCTCGAACCTAGCGAAATACCGCACGCTTTGGACCCGCACGGGGTGTGGTCAGGGAGGACCCGTTGATCTGGTGAAGGGGAACGGCGTGAAGGTGGGTGAAGGTGTAAGAAAAAAAACGGGAGCGTGAGCGAAACACAATTGAGGGGAGACGGGGCGAGGCATCTTGCAGAAATAAAAAAAAGACATCGATGACGTAGTGAGTCGCATGCGGGGTTTATTCGCCGTTCCCTTCCACAGCTCTCCACCGCTTTCCGAGGCGCTCGGAACGCTTGATTAATACACTGACCTGATGCCACTCACCTGCTATCGACTTCTCGAGCAAACTGGCCGCCAGTTCGTTTATCTGCATATCCTTGTGCTCAGCCATGATCGCCAATCGTTCGTGCATGATGGGATCGATCAGGGGTCGGACTTCCTTGCCTCGAATAGACATGATTACCTCGAAAAAAAGCCGCCGGCCCGATGAACAGGACGGCGGCTCAATACCTCTAGGAGGAGACAACGAACATCATGGCAAAAAACGAGAAATGGAAGCGGGGGCCGGACTTGAACCAGCGACCTTCAGGGTATGAACCTGACGAGCTGCCAACTGCTCCACCCCGCTGCAAACCGGTCATGCGGCGGCCTTCTTAGGCTGCTTCCCGAAAATATCGGGACGTAATTCATGCCGCGTTACCTGGCCTTTGGTGAGCTGCTCAAGTGTTACAACACGATCGGGAGGAACTTTATCGCGGTTAATCCATTTGTAGATTGACCATAACGATCTAATCCCCATCGCTTCCGCGACAGCACGAGCCCCGCCTGCCAAGCGGATTGCCTTCTGAGTCGCGGTTTCTTTTGCCATGCGCGGTATATACCACTGAAAGTGGAACAACGCAACACTGAAAAAAGAATTTCTACCGATAGTGGCACTGGATACGATAAGTACATGAAAAAACGACTACTTGCTGAATTCGCCTCCCGGCTCGCCGAGATCATGGAAGAACAGGGTTACCGGGCGCCGCGCTCGCAATTAAAATACGACGCCAAGAAGCTGGCACAAATAGGCAAGGTCCACAGCATTGAATCGGCCCGTAAATGGCTGAAAGGAGAATCATGGCCGAGAGTTGAGACATTGCATGTAATCGCCCAACACTTTGGGGTTTGCATGCCCTGGCTGCGCGACGGAGCCCTTCCAAAATATCCCGACAACAAAACACTTGACTCGGTGGCAGAAGAAGCGGGAACCTATGTCGACGAATCGGTGCAACGTTTACTCGTGGAATGGCGGCATCTTCCGCCGCGCCTTCAAGAGCATTTTTTAAAATTGATTGCTTCGATGAACGAAACCTTGCGGCACAAGGCGGCATGAAGATGCATATATTCCTGCTCTGGATTATTTTTGCTTTACTGGTGGGCGCTTACGCTAACACCCGCGGCCGTTCTTTTGCCGGGTTTTTTCTGGTGTCGATGGTGTTAAGTCCGCTGATCGGCCTGCTGGCCCTGTTGATCGTGGGCACGAACATGGAAAAAATTGAACACGAACAAATCCACCGCGGCGAACTGCGCCGTTGTCCCCATTGCGCCGAGCTGATCCAGCCCGTCGCCGTGGTGTGCCGCTACTGCGGGCGAGATTTGCCCGCTTCGAGTTCAAACGAATTCAACCCTACCCCGGAACAATGGGACCGCTTCGCCAACGCGCTTAAAGCGCGCGCTAAACCCCCTACTTCGTAAATCCAACCCGCGAATTAAACCGACAGCGCCATAAAACCGCGATTTTTAGGCTTTTCCATAAATTCCACTTTCGGTGTTGCGCTGTTCCACTTTTGGTGGTATAGATATTTACAGGCCACCAGGAATGCAGCCATGGACATCGGAACGGGATACCTCATCGGGTTTTTTTGTTTTTGGGCGGGATGGCTGGCGTGCGTCGCCTTTACCGATCTCAAAGGTAATCGGCAGCAGCAGGAGCAGGATGACGCCGACCAAGCCGAATATCTGCGAAACGAAGCCAAACGGAGGACAGCGTGATCATCGATTACAAACACTTCGGCCAGCGCCGGCGCGACAAGTTGCGCGACGATCTCGCCACCGGCGTGGCATGGATCACCGCCATCATACTGGCGATTTTTTATTTTCTCGCCCTGATCCCGGTGAAATAAATCTACCCAATCCCAACAAGGAGCCAATCGTGCAAACCACCATCCAAGCCACCGATACCACCGCCATCCCTTTCACGGACCTCAAGCTCTCTGAGCTTCCTCACCTCGGCACCGACTGGCCTGGCCAAGGCGGGCAATTTGCCGGCCTCGTGCGCGGCGAGAAAGGTATGCCGGATTATCTGCTGATCCTCGGCCCGGAATACGCCGGCGAACTCTCATGGCAACCAGCCAATGACTGGGCTGCTGGCCTCGAGATCGACGGCCACAAAGATTTCACGCTGCCAACTCGTCCTGAGCAATCCCTCCTCTTCAGCACCGTCGGCGATCAGTTTCAACGCGAATGGTATTGGTCCAACTCGCAGCGCGCCGCGTTCCCCGTCTGTGCCTGGTTGCAGCTCTTCGGCAACGGCAACCAGAACGTCAACCACAAGTCGAACCTCAACCGCGCGCGGGCCGTCCGCAGAATCAAAATTTAATCATTCAGTCATTTAATTATTTTCGAAAAATTTACCAGCGCCAGGAGCCAATCCATGAGTGTCCCCGCCCCAGCCGTTTCTCTCATTGCCAAAGATGAATTCCGGCTAATTCCGCTCGCAGATCTGTGCGAATCGCCGACCAATCCGCGCAAGCATTTCCATGCCAAGGCCATGGAGGAACTGACCGAAAGCGTGCGGCAGCAAGGCGTGGTGCAGCCGATCGTGGCGCGTGGTTTACCTGGCGCACCAATTAAATTAGGCGAAAGCACTTTATTCGAAATCGTCACCGGCGCGCGTCGCTTCCGCGCCTCGAAGGCCGCGGGCCGCGACACGGTGCCGGCGATCGTGCGCCAGCTCAGCGATGTGCAGGTCATCGAAATCCAGATGATCGAGAATTTGCAGCGCGAGGACATCCATCCGCTCGACGAGGCGCAGGGCTATCAGACCCTGATCGACAAAACCGGCCTCGAGGTCGCCGCGATCGCGGGCAAGGTGGGCAAGAGCGAATCCTACGTATACCAGCGCCTGAAACTGCTGGCGCTGAGCGACAAGGCGCAAAAGGCTTTCCTCGCCGAAAAGATCACCGCCGGCCACGCCATCCTGATCGCCCGTCTGCAGCCGGCGGACCAGGCCGAGGCGCTGCGCGAATGCACGCAGGGTTACCACACCAGCGTGCGAAACCTGATCGACTGGATCGAACGCCACGTGCACATGGACCTGCACAGTGCGCCGTTCAAAAAAGACGACGCGCAGCTAGTGCCCGACGCCGGCGCGTGCGTGAACTGCCCCAAGCGCACCGGCTTCCAGCCAGCGCTGTTCCCCGACATCGCCAAGAAAGATACCTGCACCGATCCGAAATGTTTCCAGTCCAAGCTGCAGGCCTTCAGCGCGCAACGGTTGGAAGAACTCAAGGCCAAAGGCGAGGACGTCGTCAAGATCAGTGACTATAACGGCTCGAGCAAACCCAAGGGCGCGCTCGATCCGTCGCAATACGAAAAAGCCGGCACCACGCGCTGCCCCGACACCAAGATGGGATTGATCGTCGATGACGATCACGATCACGGCAAAACCCTGCGCGTGTGCACGAACCCGAAGTGCAAGATTCATTTCGGCCGCGCCGCGCGCGAAAGCGCCTCCATCTCGCAAACCGGCCGCAACCTGGCGCAGGAGCGCAAACACGACGCCAGCAAACAGGCGTACGAGGAAACCATCGCCATCGTCGCCACGGATACCACCAAGCTCGAAGTGACCGATCTCAAGCTGCTGGCCGAAGCGTTCATCGTCGAGTTGTGGCATGAGGAAGTTAAAAAACTTTTCAAGCGCCGCGGCTGGGAGCCGAAGAAAAAAGGCTACAACACCGATTACCGATCGGTGGCGCACGACCGCATCCAGGACATGCAGCCGCGCGAGGTCGCCGGTCTGCTCATGGAATGCACCCTGCGCAGCCGCCTGTGCCCCGGCGACGACGAGCTCGCCAAGATTGCCAAAACCAGCGGCGTGGATTTTTACAAGCTGCAGCGCAAGGCCCTCGACGCGCTCACCGCGCGCGATCGTGAAAAACGCGAGAAGGAAAAACAGCGCGCCCAACCCAAGGACGAACCCAAACCCAAGCCCGGCACCTGTCGTTTCTGCGGCTGCACCGAGACAACACCCTGCAATGTCGGCGTCGAGGGCGCCTGCGCCTGGGTGGATAAGCAGCATACCGTGTGCAGCAACCTGAAGTGCCTGCGCCGATTCAATGCCGAGAAAGACAAGGCCCAAAAACCGAAGGGGAAGAAATGATCTCCGAGGTCACGAATGCGGAGAACAAAGAATGGATCATCCAGCGTTGCCTCGGCTGGAAAAAAGGCACCACGGAACTCCTTTATCAGGATTGGCCGGAATACAGTCAACCGATGTCCCGCACGATGGCGCTCGCAGCGTTGAAACAATGCGATGAAAAATATCCATATGAATTTCGGGCGCATCGTCTAATACAAAACTCATGACCAACAGCACCCGCCTCGCCTACGTCGCCCGCCATCCGTTCCTGCCCGGGGCCTATGCCTACCTCAACGCCCAGCAGGTCGAGGAAGGCCGGGGCACGGACACGGTGGAGCGCTGGCTCGCGCAAGGCGCGATCGTGGCCAAGGTGCCGTTGGAGCAGGCCGTGCGTGAATTGCACCAGCACATCGCCGCGCGGCGGGCGCCGCCGGAGGATCTGCCGGTGTTCCTGAGAAAACAGGCGGACTGATGAACTGGCTCCAATCACTCCGCATCCGCTTTCGGCGCTGGCATTGGAACCAGGAAGCCGAAGCGTTGCTGAAGGACATGGATTATCACCGCCGCGCCGAGATCGTGCACCGCGAGGCCTTGCGCGCCACGTGGGCCGCCTGGCGCACGTTGCAGAAGAAAATCAAACCGGATGACGAGGTCCTGGTGCACCTGGCGTCACCGGAACAAGCCGCGCGGCTGGCGCGCAACGTCATCCAGATAAAACCCAAACCATGGTGCTCATGACCGACGATCCGCAAACCTTGCGGGAACAGTCGCGCGACTGGTGCCAGATTGGCACGTTCGATTTCAAACTGTTGCCGCACTATCCCGGCAACGTCGGCCCGCGGGTTTGGTTTTTAATCAAGGGCACGCCGGTGTTTTGCCTGGATGCCCGCAGTTCGCACCTATTGACGCCCGAGCAGGCGCGCCTGCTGGCCAACCGTCTCAAGATCGCCGCCGACGAAGCCGAGGCCATGCAGCGGCGCATGCAGCGTCACAAGCCTGTCGCCGACGAGATCCCGACCACCACCACAATGGAGAAATCAAGATGATCAAGCTGGGCAGCAAAGTGAAAGATAAAATCACCGGGTTTTACGGCACCGTCACTGGCTTCGTGGTCTATATCAGCGGCTGCAATCAGGCGCTGGTGGTTCCACCGATCGGAGAGGATGGCTCATTCAAGGAATCACACTGGTTCGACGAACAGCGTCTCGAAGTCGATACCACCGTCGAACCGATCACGCTCGACAACGGCGACACGCCCGGTTGCGACATGCCCGCCCCAAAGCGCTGAGATCAAATATCATGCTATTAGATCGCTATAAATTCTTTGCCGGTGCAATTGCTGCCGCCATGTCCGGCACTCTGCCCTCGCAACAGCAAGGCACCGGCACGCGCTTCCGCGGCAGTTGTCACCCCCGTCTGCTGCCGAAGGGTCACCGCGCCAAGCGCCGGCGGCTGCGCAAATTGCAGCGCCAGGCGCGGCGGATACAAAGGGCGCACGCATGAGCACGCCCGAACAAAAAATGCGGGTGATCTCGGAGAAGCTGCAGGACCTCTCCCGTCACATCGACAAATACCTGGAAGAAGTGGCCGGCGAGCGGGTGACCTTCTCGCTGATCGTGTTCACGAATCCGCGCTTTCAGTACATCTCCAACACCAAGGACCGCGCCGAAATCGCCGGCGCGTTGCAGGCGCTGATCGACGGCTGGAAGAAAGGCATGCCGGATATCCCGGCCCACGAGGTGCGTGGATGACCACCGTCATCACGGAAAAAATCATCGGGGCCGAAGTGGTCAAGCCAGACCCCACCCTCCTGGCCTATGCACGCCCGTTAAAATTGGCGGGCACGACCTACAAGATCAAGCCGCCGACGCTCGAGGCGGCGCTGTACATCACGATCAACGACATTGAACTGCCCAGCGGCAAGCACCGCCCGTTCGAGATATTCATCAACTCGAAGGATATCACGCACACGCAATGGATCGTCGCGCTCACGCGCCTGTTGTCCGGGCATTTCCGTCAGCCGCTCGATTTCACGTGGGCGATCGACGAACTCAAGCAGGTCTACGATCCGAAGGGCGCGTATTTTCTGCCTGGCACGCATTACCTGTGCGGCGGGATCGTGGCGCACATCGCCCACGTGGTCGAGGAACATTGCCGCGGCCTCGGCCTGCTGCCGCCGGCGGACAAATCCGCCGACCACACCACCGCGTCGGCCGGCGAGATCCCGGCCATGCGCAAGTGCCAGAAGTGCCATCAGAACACGGTGCGCCTTCTTGATGGTTGTTGGACCTGCACAAACTGCGGCGATTCGAAGTGCGGATAACGATCACGGAGGAATAATGGGATTCGGATTATTTATTTTTCTGATTTTTTGGGGCGGCGTGACCATGGGCAGTCATGCCTGCCAACCCGATGAACCGCCACCGGAACCGATCAAGATCATCGCGCCGGCGTTGCACGGAGGGAACGATGGATAATTTCCAGAAACAAGCCATCACGATCGCACTGCGCGAAATGTTCGAAGGCAGCCACTTCTCGATCTGCACCGTCGACCAGTGCCTGAAAATTGCCAACGTCGTGCCGCCGGCGAAGGAACACGATGCCCTCGCGGCGCTGCATTGCGTGCACTGGAGCAAAATGCCTACCGACTTCCGCCAGCAAGTGTTCGTCAAGACGCTGGAACTGTTCACGCACGCCGGATTTCCGCTCGAGCAAATCATGGAGGCGGCCGCCGGCAAACGGCTGCAGGCCCTGCAATGAGGCATTTGCTACTGAGAGATTTCTGGCCCTTCGCCCATCTGGACGACTCAACCTTTCCGGTGCCATGGAACCTGACCAAAAAACAGGAGATTGCCGTGGGCGCGCGGCTGCTCTGGAAATCGCTTCGCCTTAAAGCCACCGATCGCAAACCCTTTGCGACCGCCACCATTCGATTGCAAACATTTTATTAATCAAGGAGCGAAGCATGAAAACAAAATTCCCCGACAAACCCGGCACCGAGATGGACGACGGATTCTCCGCCGGCATCATCAACGTCGACGGCACGCACTACGGCCTTATCTTGCCGCCCAAGGCCGAGAGCGAGCACGCACCGATCGCGTGGAACGATTCATTGAAGATGATTAAGGGCGCGCTGAGCTACTGCGACGGCCTGGCCAACACCAAAGCCATGGCCAAGGCGGGCAGTAAGCTGGCGCAGTGGGCGCTCGACAACAAGATGCATATCCCGAGCCTCGATGAAATGGAGCTGCTCTACCGCCATTTTAAACCGGGCACGGCCAAGAACGCCTGTTACGCGCGTTCCGGCATCAATCTGAGCGCGGTGCCGCCCACCTATCCCTACACGCCCGACTCGCCCAAACAAACCAGGCTCAAGGCCTTCCTCGAAGTCGGTGCCGAGGCCTTTGGACTGGCGTGGTACTGGACTTCCACGCAGCGCGCCGCGTACCCCGACGCTGCCTGGTTGCAGCTCTTCGGCAACGGCGGCCAGTACGGCGGCCGCAAGTCGCTCAGCTACCGCGCGCGGGCCGTCCGCAGAATCAAAATTTGATCATTCATTAATTTAATTATTCTTTCGTTTTTTTTTGGAGGAAAAATGCAACTCAACATCAGAGGTGTGGAAGTACAGGTAAAAGAGGACCAGGTTGCCAATATTCTATTGCAGCATTTCACCGGCAAGGCCCAAGCCAATGGCCACGGGCTT